AGCGGCGACAGATTTTGTTACAGCCTACATGGGCCTTGAAGTACCGCCGATGCCTGCTTTTGACATGGAAAGCTTGATGACTGTGCTATTAGGTATGCTCGGCTTGGGTGGAATGCGTAGCTTTGAAAAGTTCAAGGGTGTGTCTAAGTGATTACTGTAGAGCAGTTTCTACGCTGGAAGGTTCTGCCAAGATTTATGATGTTGGTTAGTACCGCGATGTCGTGGCGCTGCGCTGAATGGTTTATGGCTTTGGAAGATCCGACGGCGTCGCAGTCTGCTTTTGTAAGCGTGGTTATGGGAGTAATGACTGGTGTCTTCGGAATCTGGATGGGACACGAACACAAAGACCACAAAGAAGGATAGCCCTTGTGTTGGGATTTGTGTCTTAGACGAAGATCGTATAAGATGTATTGGTTGCGGCAGAACAATCGAAGAGATTATTAGTTATGGTAAGACCAAGAATTAATCAATTTGCTGATGATCTAGGTGTTACCAGATCCAAGGCCGTAAAGCTTATTAACGAAGGCCGTCGTCGTCGTGACGGTGGGTCACAGACGGTGGAGAAGAATATGAGCGAGATGAAGACACCTAAAGCACGTTCAAAAGACGCAGAATACAACATGCGTTTTCAAGAAGAACGCGCCGCGCACAATCGTCGCAGGGTAGAAAAAGAGATGGAAGAAGAGACAGAAAAACGAGCTATGGGCGGCATGTGTCGTGGTGGCGGCAAAGCAATTCAAGGCATGAAGTTTATCGGAGTTAGCTAATGCCCGATTATGGCGACGAAAAAGGTTTTGGGCCGGGTCCTGCGGCTGGTCATCAAGGTAGTGGCACTCTAAAACAGTTTAATAACCCTACAAATGCAGACCCGAATCTGCAAGTGGATGTGGGTGCAGGTAATCTTGGAGTAGAACCACCGGGTTTTTTGGAAAAGTTTGGCACGGCGGCTGTAGGCGCTTTAAACAAGTATCTTGGCGCTGGTGGAATCGCGGGGTTGGCTGGAAAAGGCATCTTTTCAACATTACAAGACACGTTTTCAGATCTTGAGATAAGCACTAACCCGCCTCAAAAACCAGAGGGTGGTGATGGTCCCTCAAATCAGCTAGCACAAATTGTGCCACCAGCATTTAACCCAATCGAAGATATGGTTGGCTCTGAATATGTGGCATACGGCGGCGTTGGCGCAGACCAGTTAAGACGACAGTTGTTTCCATACATGAACTTTAACCAGCCTACACAGCCCGGCATCTCAGGGATGGTTGGTCAGTACGCGGGTCCGGGCATGGGCACAGGATTAATGACAGGGCCATTTGGCATGTCGAACACACAGGTGTAGATATGAAGATTGAAATCAAACTTATTCCAGATGGTATGGACTTGAGCAAAGCTATTCAGGACGGCATGCCCGTTGAGCCTATGGCAGAAGCTTGTCCGATTGCTACACAGGACGTGGACACCAACGAAGAGAACCGTCGTCTTGCTGTTAAAGAAAACCAGTATGGCCCAGCCATTAACCCGGAAGAAAGCTGTGGAACCTGCTCCGTGTTCAACATTACAGAGCATATGCAGCAATGCATGAAGGATGAGTCTGGTGAGGTTGGTTATTGTCAGTTGCTAAAGTTTATGTGCAATGCTAAGAACGGTTGTGCAGAGTGGGCTGAAGGTGGTCCGATGTCGGATCTGCCGGGGGAAGAAGGCCCGTGTGACTGCGGTAAACCTGATTGCAACTGTGGAATGTAAATGGATGTAGTTTCTTTTCTCTCAAGGTATCAAAAAGCCTTGAGAAATCGTGTAGATGACATTAGTTTATCTATCACAAGTGGTAGCGCTTCTGATTGGGAAGACTACAAAGCAAGGGTAGGTGAGATACAGGGACTCACTTATGCGCTTGACGAACTTCAAACCCTGCTAAAAAAGGCTAACTATGACGAAGACTCTCTTAGTACCTGATTATATCCTTGAGCAGCAACGTGCTAAAAAACAAGCCGAAGTAGCTGCAAAATCTAAAACAATAGCAGAACGAGTACCGCAGCCCACAGGCTGGCGGATTCTTGTCATGCCCTATATGGGCAAAGAAAAAACTGACGGCGGCGTTTACATCCCGGATGCCGCTCGTGAAAAAGAAGCCCGTGCGACAACCGTAGCTTATGTCGTAAAGGTTGGCTCCCTTGCATATCAAGACCCTAACAAGTTTGGCGACGGCTGTGAGCCGTGGTGCAAGGAAGGTGATTGGGTGTGTATTGGGCGCTACGCTGGATCTCGCTTTAACATTGAAGGCGGCGAGGTTCGGATTATCAATGACGATGAAGTCATTGCCACCATCATCGATCCAGATGATATAAAAACATACGGAGTTTAAGTATGCCTGAAGCAGCAGAGAAGGAAGAACTCGAGATTATCGAGACTGAGGACGAAGCTCAAGAAGTTGAGACTCAGGAAGCTGGAACTGAGGTAGAAGCTGAAGCTGAAGAACCAGAACAGAACGCCGACAATGAAGACGAACTTGCGTCATATTCTGAATCCGTTCAGCGCCGCATTCGCACACTTACTGGTAAGTACCGGGAAGAAGAGCGGCAGCGGCAAGCGGCAGTTGAATATGCTGAGGCGGTACAAAAGCAAAACGAAGATCTAAAGTCTCGCTTAGATAAGCTTGATCAGTCTTATGTTGGTGAGTTTGGTAATCGTATCGAGTCTCAAGTTGTTGCTGCTAAAGAAGCATACAAGAAGGCTTACGACGAAGGCGATGCTGACGCGATGTTTGAAGCGCAGCAAACCATTAGCCGATTGGCTATGGAACAGTCTCGTTATGAGCAAGTAAAGCGCCAGAACGAGGAACGCGCTCAGACGGCACAACAGCCACAAGAGCAACCAGTTCAACAGGCAGCGCCTCAACAACCCGCTAAACCAGATCCTAAAGCCGAGGCTTGGGCCTCGAAAAACGACTGGTTTGGTTCTGATCAGACGATGACATACGCTGCTTTTGGCATACATCGTCAACTTATTGAGGATGAAGGGTTTGACCCAACGTCCGATGAGTATTATACTGAGCTAGATAGACGTGTCCGTACTGAGTTCCCGCACAAGTTTAAGGAACAAGTTCGTGACGCAGGACCCCGAGTCGCTTCTGCGGAGTCCACGGCTTCTAAGTCGTCTAAAAAGGGGCGCAGAACAGTCAAACTTACGCCTTCGCAAATTGCCATTGCGAAACGCTTGAATGTTCCGCTTGAAGAATATGCAAAGTACGTTAAGGAGTAAGAGTATGGCTGATAGAACTACACGCGAATCAACATCACGCGCAAAAACCACACGGCGTAAGCCGTGGACACCGCCATCAAAGTTGGCAGCACCTGATGCCCCGGCAGGCTATCAGCATCGTTGGATCCGCACATCAATTCGTGGTGAAGATGATCGCACAAATGTAGCCGCAAAGCTGCGGGAAGGATGGGAACCAGTCCGTGCGGATGAATATCCGGATCTGGCTGATCAGTTTCCAACAATTGATGATGGTAAGTACAGTGGAGTCATTGGTGTGGGCGGTTTAATGCTTGCACGGATTCCAGAAGAAACGGTTGAAGAAAGAACTGAGTATTATCGGGAGCAGACCCGCAATCAAATGAAGGCCGTTGACGATAACCTGATGAGGGAACAACATCCCTCAATGCCTATCCATAACGATAGGCAAAGTCGTGTATCATTCGGGGGCAAGGATTAGTCCCCTTAATCTGATAAGGAGTAAGTAATGGCAAACACTAATGTTGCCTTCGGCCTCAAGCCGATTAATACCGCAGGTAGCGCACCAGCTACTCAAGGTACTAATGCATACTTCATCGACAGCGCCGCTAGCGCGATCTTTCAGGGATCAATGGTAAAGGCCGATAACGGTGGTGAAATCGTTATCTGTTCTGCATCCGGCGATACTGAGGCTCCCGTTGGCGTTTTTGCTGGCTGTGAATATGTATCATCAACGACTGGTAAGAAAGTCTTCTCAAACTACTGGCCCGGTTCAGGTGCCGACACAAACTTCGATATCATCGGATTTGTGTACGACAACCCGCTCCAGCGCTTTGTAGTTGCGACAGACGCTACCATCACTAACAAAGCAACTGCTGTTGCTGCCATTTTTGAGAACTCACAGTTCAACAGTGGTGCAAGCGGTAGCACAACCACAGGCATTTCTAGCGCACAGCTTGATGTCGCAACTCTCGATTCATCTAACGCCTCTCTTCCTTTGAAGATTGTGGGTATTTTGGATGACGCCGAGAACGCCGACTTCACTGCCGCTGGTATTCCTATGATTGTGATGCTTAACAATCACGCGCTGCTTCAGTCTGATTCTGAAGCCGCTATTTCATAAGGGAGTGTAGATAATGGCTATTTCTCGCGCACAACTCGCCAAAGAACTAGAGCCGGGTCTAAACGCTCTCTTTGGTATGGAATATGGTCGCTACGAAGGTCAGCATTCTGAAATCTTCGACACTGAGGCATCAGATCGTGCCTTTGAAGAAGAGGTAATGCTGTCAGGTTTCGGGGCTGCGCCGACTAAAGGTGAAGGCACAGGTGTATCTTACGACGATGCACAAGAAGCTTACACTGCTCGGTACAACCACGAGACAGTAGCAATGGCTTTCTCAATCACTGAAGAAGCTGTTGAAGACAATCTGTATGATCGTCTGGCCTCTCGCTATACTCGTGCACTCGCACGGTCAATGGCACACACAAAGCAGGTTAAAGCTGCATCAATCCTGAACAACGCATTCTCTGCTGGCGCATTCGCTGGTGGTGACGGTGTTGCTCTTTGTGATGCATCACACCCGCTGACATCAGGTGGCACTTTCGCCAACGAACCATCAGTAGCTGCTGATTTGAACGAAACTTCTTTGGAAGACGCTCTGATCAACATCGCTGGTTTCGTTGATGAGCGTGGCCTGATTGTTGCTCTTCGTGGCATGAAGCTGATCATCCCACGTCAGTTGCAGTTCGTTGCAGAACGTCTGCTCGTATCAAACCTTCGGGTAGGTACAGCCGACAATGATATCAACGCTATCAAGTCATCAGGCATGCTGCCTGAAGGTTATGTAGTCAACGACTACTTGACCGACACTGATGCGTTTTTCATCAAGACTGACGCACCGAATGGCCTGAAGCACTTTGAGCGTTCTGCTCTTGCAACCAACATGGACCCAGACTTCGATACTGGTAACATGCGGTTCAAGGCCCGTGAGCGTTACAGCTTCGGCTTCTCAGACCCACGTTGTGTATTCGGTTCACCGGGCGCATAATTGTAGGCATAATAAAGTAAAAGGGCGGCTATTCAGTCGCCCTTTTTTTATGTATAATGACTTATCCCTGACAGTCCGGGGTTCGGACTGACACTAGCCACGACAGGAGATACAAATGGCTCGTTCTACTTTTTCAGGTCCCGTCAAGTCTGACGCGGCTTTCATTTACCCCGTTGTAGCAACTGCTGATTTACCCGCCGCTGCTGCCGCTAACGAGGGCACAGTTTACATTGTTAATGACAACGGCGCTGGCAACAACGAGTATTGCTTGGTAATCAACACAGGCGCTGCTTGGGTTACCGCTGTAGGCGCTGCTCTTAGCTAATAGGAGAGTGTAATGGCTGGTCCAGTAAAAGCCTACAATGTTACAGGCACC